AAATAATATATTAATCAGTAATCCTAATACTTGTGAACTTAAATACTTAATAGCACTTAGAGAAGAATTAGAAAATAAATTAAAGGAATACAATGGAGAATAGTGACGCAGCATACATGTATAAAACACGATGTGACAATTGTGGGTCTAGTGATGCTAACGCAGTATATTCAGATGATGGTAAACATTGTTTCAGTTGTGGTACTACAGTTAGAGGTGATAAAGATACATTCCAACAATCAGGGACAAAGATGAAAAAAGAGTTTAATCCAAGTTTTTTAGAGTACCCTAATCAGATTAGAGGTATCAGTAAAGTAACTTTAGAAAAGTTTACATATGGTGTAGCTAATGGTAAACACTGTACGTACTATTATGACACTGAGGGTGACATAGTAGCAGAAAAATATAGAACAAAGAATAAAGAATTTGCTTGGTCAGGTAGTGCTAAAGAAGCAACACTGTTTGGACAACATGTTTGGAAACCTAGTGACAGGATTAAGTTAGTAATCACAGAAGGTGAGATTGATTGCCTATCAGTTAGTGAGATGCAGCAAAATAAATATCCAGTAGTTAGTTTACCTAATGGTGCAGCAAGTGCTAAGAGAGATGTTAAAGCAAATTATGAATACCTATCATCATTTAAAGAATTAATTATAATGTTTGACAGTGATGAAGTAGGTCAGAAAGCTGCTAAAGAAGTTCAACTAATGTTTCCCCCTAAGTATGCTAAGATTGCAAAGCTACCTTTGAAGGATGCTAATGAGATGCTTAAACAGGGTAAATCAAAAGAATTAGTTAGTGCTATATTTCAAGCAGAAACACACACACCAGAAGAGATAAAAAGTGGAAATAAATTAGTAGAGCTTTTAAATAAAGTTGATAATACTAAAGGTCATCCATTCCCTAGCTTCCTACCTTTACTAAATAGTAAATCAAGGGGTGTAAGATTAGGTGATTTAACTATACTTACTGGTGGTACATCTAGTGGTAAGACCACTGTTGCAAAACAATTAGAGTTACATTTCCATGAGACTACAGATTTTAACCAAGGTATAATACATCTTGAGGAGAACATAAGAACTACTGTAGAAGGTCTAGTATCTATCAAGATGGGTAGGAGACTTCATTTAGAAGAGGACTCACATAAAGACCCTGCGGTGATCGAGGAGTGGACTAAGCTCTGTACAGCTATGGATGATGAAGGTAATTATAGATATAGTATTCTAGATGCCTTTGGTTCTGTAGATCCTGAAAAGGTTTACAGTATGATTAGATACCAAGCACAAGTAGATAAGTGTAAGATAATCTATTTAGATCACATCAGTATATTAGTATCTGGTATGATGGAAGTAGATGAGAGAAAAGCATTAGATAAAATAATGACTGATCTCAAGAGTTTAACACAGGAACTTGGCATACATATATTTGCAATATGTCATTTGAACAATAATGTTAATGGTGGAAAACCTTTTGAAGAGGGTGGAGTACCAAATGTCAATAATTTGAGAGGTAGTGGTGGTATAAAGCAATTAGCAGATAATGTTATAGCTACAACTAGAGATCAGATGGCAGAAACTCAAGAAGAACGTAATCAAGTATCAATACATTTATTAAAATGTAGACACACTGGTGACACTGGTAAAGCTGATGAGATAACTTATAGTAAAGATACTGGATTATTTGAGCAAGGTTTCAGTAGTGTAGTAAATGAAAATGACACATTTTAAAGGATAGATATGTATACACTAAGTAATTCAGATTTATTCTGGAAAATTTATAAGGTTCACCATAAAAGTGAAAATTATGTAAAATTAAAGATTATGTTCTTTTATAAAAGTAGTAATGATATTTGTTGGTCGCTAAACCCACAGGGTAGTCCAAGAAATTTTAAAGTTATACGATCTAAGTATGACAGTTGGGATACTATCAGTATCTAGTAAAAGGAGGTGATCTTTTTCAATCTCTTACTTTAAAATTAAAGTATGTATAATTAATAAGGGAGTGAAATACCTCCCTATATTACAAGGAGTTTAAATGAAAAGTTTAATAAGTATTAATTTAATACTGATGTTCTATATTTGTGTATCATTCTCTCTTAAGTCTATTGATGTACCTAGGGACTCAGCAGAACACATAGTAAAACTATCGGATTCCACAGGGTCAGGTACAGGTTTTTATGTTATGTATAAAGGTAAATCTTACCTTATATCTAATAATCATGTATGTGGTGATGCTATAGGTTTAAATACTAAAGACGGTTATAGAAAAGTAATAGCTTTATCTACAGAGCATGATTTATGTTTACTAGAAAGTACTAGAGAAACTGGATTACAAATAGGTATTGGTGAGTTAAATTCTTTAGATGAAGTACATGTAGTAGGACATCCTTTAGGTAATCCACTTACAGCACGTGAAGGTAGATTTATAGGTATTGAGCATGAAGTACTAAGACATGTATCACCTTACCCTGTAGATATAATCACAGTATCCGTAGCAGTTTTTGGAGGTAACTCAGGTTCCCCATTATTAAATAAATATGGTAAAGTTGTAGGAGTTATATTTGCTATGAATCAACGTACAGCAGAAGATTCTTATGCAGTACCTAGAGAAGCATTAATAAGATTTTTAGAAACACACCACATTTAACAAGGAAATTTATGAGACTATTATTCGATATTGAATCTGATAATTATTTAGAACAAATGACAGTAATACATTGTATAGTAACCGAAAACATCGACACAGGTGAAGTAAGAGAGTTTAGACCTAATCAAATTAGAGAGGGTCTTAAACACTTACAAGACGCAACAGTTTTAATCGGACATAATATAATTGCATTTGACATACCTGCTATTGTAAAGTTATACCCTAGGTGGACAACTAAGGCAAAACTATATGACACACTAATAGCAGCTAAGATAGCATACCCAGACATTAAAGACAGGGATTTCAAGAATCTTAGAGGTGCTATGAATAAAGACCCTAAGCAGCGTACAGGAATAGAGACTAAACGTATTCGTAATATTGGTAAACACTCTCTAGAGGCATATGGGCTTCGTTTAGGTTTACATAAGGGTGACTTTGGTAAAGAAGTTGGCTTTGAGATATTCTCAGAAGATATGCTAGCATATTGTGTACGTGATGTAGCAGTTAATACTAAACTATACCATAGACTAGTAGCAGAAGAGTTATCTCAAGATGCTTTAGATACTGAGTTCCGTACACAACAGATTTGTTTAGATCAAACTAATAAAGGTTTTAACTTTAATTTAGATAAAGCAAATAAACTACACGGAGATCTTCTAGCAAGAAAATCTATGTTAGCAGGTATGATATGTAAAGATCTTGGTGGTGACTTTATTATGAATATGGGTATTAAAGTACCTAAGAGAACTACAAAGTACAAAGAATTATTAAGAGGTACATATACTAAAGGTGCAGCATATTCTAAACTAAAAATGAAAGAGTTTAATCCTAATTCAAGGTCAGATTTATCTTCTAGATTAATATCAAGATGTAAATGGAAACCTAGAGAATTTGGTAAAGATGGTAAACCAACACTAAGTGAAGAAATATTAGACACGTTACAGTACCCAGTAACTAAACATATCTCAGAATATCTGATGATTGATAAGAGACTAGGTATGTTATCTAATGGTAACGGTGCGTGGTTAAAGAAGTATGATGTAGAGACTAAATCAATACATGGTAGAATTAATACACTAGGCTGTGCAACGTCTAGATGTGCTCACATGTCACCTAACTTAGGTCAAGTACCTGCTGTATACTCCCCATGGGGTAAACAGTGTAGAGAGTTATTTGAGGCTCCTAAAGGTATGAAGCTATTTGGTACTGATGCTAGTGGTTTAGAACTGAGAGTACTAGCTCATTATATGTGGTCATTTGATAATGGTGCATATGCAGATATAGTACTTAATGGTGATATACATACAACTAACCAAGAAGCAGCAGGACTAGCTTCTAGAGATATGGCAAAAACTTTTATGTATGCTAAGATCTACGGATCAGGTGCCCAAGGTTTAGCAGATACTTGTGGAATGTCTTTAAAAGATATGAAAAAAGTAATAGCTAATTTTGATAAAAATACTCCTGCTTTAGCCCAACTAACATCTACAGTTAAAGGTGTTATTAGAACTAGAGGATTTGTAAAAGCATTAGACGGTAGAAAGATATACTGTTCTAGTGAACATGCAGCACTTAACTATTTATGTCAATCAGCAGGAGCAATAATTTGTAAGAATTGGATGAATAGAGTACATGAAATATTGAAAGAAAGAGATATTAACTATACAGATTATGTGAAACAATTAGGTTTTATACATGACGAATTACAAATATCTTATGATGAAAATAAAATAACACATGAAGAATTAAACTTAATATCTAAAGAAGCTATGTCTTGGACACAGACTAAACTAGGTGTAAAAGTTAAGTTAGATTCTGAAAGTAAGTCAGGCAACAATTGGTCTGACACACATTAATATAATATGCGACTACTGAAAATAACAAGTAGTCTACAAGCCTATATATATTAAACCAAGGGGGAGTCAATTATGAGGTATCAGTAGTGACACTAACGAGGCACTGTAGAGATTAAAACCTCACCTTGCGCCTACAACCTTTAAAACCGAGTAGGGTGATGACGTACCTGTGCCGAGAGACTTAAAATGTCTAAACTAAACCATTAAGGTAAATTCCTTCAAGACCTCGTTTGACGTGTGGGTAAGCTTGTAAATGACTTTGAATAAAGTATAAAATTATTCATAAAACCATGAGTAAACGGTTTAAAACTACTTCGGCTAATGCTCCGGCCTAGGAATATGCAGTTCTTATAATGGTAAACGGTTAGTGCTAGTCATCACTCTAAAATGACCTCTTTATACATTAGGAGAAATAATGGAAGAGTTTAAATTAGTAATGGAAAGAGCTGAGTTATTAAGAAATAACCCACACTTAATACCACTACAGGACAAGATAGATGCAGCTATGCGACAATATACGACACCAGAGAGTAAATTATATTGGTTAAGTATAGAACTTATGGATAGTTTTGATAATTTGAAAGAAGGTTTAGAGGAACTAAATAAATTACTAGAAGGTATATAATGGCAAGATTAGATATAGCACAACAAATTAAAATTATAAAAGAAGCAAACATGACACTTAGGGTTAACATAGTGCCCACAGAGGGTTATGATATTAATAAACCATCAAGATATGATAGACACGTAGAGAGTACCACATTAAGAGTTAATAATACATTAAGCTACTTACTCAGTACTATAAATTATCTATCTAAAGAGATATTACTACTTAGTAGTGATGGTAAGGTTATACCTAAAGAATTATGGCAGAATCTTAAAGAGATTAGAGACATGATCAAGAGTCAAAACCACGCACAAAAATAAGGAGATAATATGGGCTTTATAATAGCATTAATACAACGTATGATTGCTGCTGAACTAGCTAAGAAGTTAGTTAAAGCTGTCATCACAAGTAAAAAGGATGGTCGTAATGAAAAGAAATAAGATTGTACAGATTATATTATCATTAATGGTAAAAGTTAAGATAAAAGATAAAAGAATAAGATATGCAGTTCTAGGTATACTAGGTCTTGCACTAGCAGCTAGTACTCAACTTACTAACCTTGAGGGTGAAATAGGATCTATAGAACCATCTAAAACAGCTATTGAATCAGTAGTTGAAGAAGGTGTGACTGGTGCAGCAGAAGAGATCATAGGTAATATATTAGAAAATTTATTCTAGGAGAATAATATGAGTAAGAACAAATTATTAATAGGTATATCAGGTAAAATGGGTACAGGTAAAAGTACTATATCTCATTTACTACAGGCAGCATTTCAAGAAGGTAATAAAGTAAGTATTAATGCAATGGCAAGTCCAATATATTTAGCACAGGATGTTCTATATAAACAATATGCATTAACACTGAATGGTGACAAAGATCGTGACCTATTACTGGCTATAGGTGCATGGGGTAGAAACATAGATCCTGATTTCTGGTTAAATCAATTTGCTAAACAAGCTATTGAATCTGACTATGATATTATTATATGTGATGATATTCGTATGAAAAATGAAGCTGACTTCTTTAAGAAAAATGGTTTACTGTTTAGAATTGAAGGTGAGCAACGTGGTGATAACGTAGATCCTAGTAAGGCTAATAACCCTACTGAGACTGACTTAGATGACTATGAGTTTGATAATGTTATACTTAATGATAAAGAACCTGCACTTATGTGTGGTGAAATTGCTAATATAATGTTGGGTAAATAATGATTAAACTTAAAAAGTGTACCAAATGTGGGTCACTTAAGTTACATTCAGAATTTGATAAACGTACAGCGAGTAAAGATTGTTTAACAAGCCAGTGTAAAATATGTCTTAGAGTAA